CAGCCTGTCCCGCGCGCTGGCGAGGTGGATCAGGGCGGCGGAGCAACTGTGACATTGAAAGGAGTGAACTGTGGCTGAGGTCGTGTTTTGCGTTCTGGTTGGTCACGTGCTTAGTCTCGTGACCTGCCTCTTGGCGGGGCGGAGGAAGCCGTGACGAATCGGGTGGTGTTGGCAGTCCGGTGGGTAGCCCAGCAGGCGCGGATCTACCTATCGCCGAAGGCGGCGGCGCGGGAGGTGCGGAGGCTGTTCGGGGATGAGAGTACCGTGCCCCGGAAGAAGCGCACGCGCCAGACCGGAGTGCTCCAGGCGGTACTGGAAGCTCTGAAGCCGGGGCCGACCACGTTCCCCGAGTTGCTGACGCGCCTGCGGTTCAAACTCCCTCCGCTTGGTGATCGGGGCGTCACTCGGGCGCAGATACTTCCGGCATTGCGGTACGCGGCGCACAAGGGGTACATCGAACTCGGCCATGAGCCACTCCCGTTCCGTCGGGCGGTCCTGACGGATACGGGGCGGGCGCGATTGAAGCCCGCGGACCCGCTGCTTGCTCCGGTCATCGGCTCGGACACGCCCGGCGAGTCGTTCCCGGCTAAGTTCGGGGTGCCCCAGTACTACGCTGTGGACAGCGTTACCGGCAAGGTGGTGACCGGACCCATGTTCAGGAACGACCAATGCTCGGATTTGCGGGTTGAGCCACTGGCGGAGGAGTGTCGGCGATTGGAGGCCATCGTCGACGGCCCACCCACTGTCGCTTCCGGCTGCGAGACACAATGCCCGCCGACCATATTGAGCCCGGGCATGAAGCCAGGGGTCGGACGCGAGGAAGAGTGAGAATGATCACACCGGAGGAGGCGAGGGCCCTGTCGGCGGCAAGCCGTCCACGCGTCAAGGCTGAAGCGGAAGCAGCGCACGAGCACGCCCGTGAAGAGCAAGCGGCACTACTCGAACGGTTCAAGTGGGAGGTCGACAGGATGGCCGAGCGCTGTTCGGATGCCGTCCGAAGGGCTGCGCGAGACAGGTCAGTGGACCACGTGTGCTACGAGTTGCCATTCAACACTCCCGCACATCAATCCGAACTGGTTTGCCTACTGAGGCGGAAAGGGTTCTTTGTCGAGATCCACCATGAGGTCGTGAGTACTGGGGTGGATACGTGGTCTGACTACTGCAAAGTCGGGATTTACTGGTGATACGCTCCGAAAACCAGAATCGGCGCTGGGGGCCGTTCGAGGTGCGGAGGATAACGCGGTGATCCTCGACCCCACCCGCCGCGCCCGACTCAAGCTCTTCGAGGAGCACGCGCCGTGGGCGCGCAGTATTGCCCGGGCGGTAGCAAAGCGCCTGCCGCCCTCGTTCGAGGTGGATGACCTCGAACAGGTTGCTGGGGCGGAACTTTGGAAGCAGACGGGCCTCTACAACGCTAGTAGGGGTGTTCCGTTCCAAGGCTTCGCCCTGGCCGCCGTACGCGGGGCGTGCCTCATGAGCGTGCGGCGCAGGCAGTACGCGGACAGCACGATGGAGGATGTGAATGAACTCCCGCCGGACAAGCAACCCATCGAGCGTGGCCGTAACCCAGAATGTCGGGCAGTGGAGAGGGAACAAGTCTCGCTGGCGTTGCGGATGATGTCTAAACTCCCAAACGCGCAAAGGCGCGTTCTGGAGTTGCACCTCCTCGATGACCTGCCCTTGGTCGAGTGCGCCAGGAGAATGCGGAGGTCGCAGGCGGAGATTTACCCGCTCAAGGAACGGGCTATGGCAGCCCTGCGTGACTTGATTCAGATGAATGCCGAACGAGGAAAACCGCCGGAGGTCCCCGCTTGGGGGCACCGTCGGCCAAACGCCGACCAACAGGCCGGAGATTGGGGGAGTTGATGGCAGAGAACAAGAAACCGCGCCCAGTGGTGTTGACGGAGACCGACTTCAGTGCAGCCCACGCTCGGCTGGACGAGATCGCCCAGGAAATCAAACAGACAGAGGAACAAACGGGCCGCCTGGAGAAGCGGAGCATCGAGTACAAACTGTTCATCGGTCAGAAGTTGACCGAGGCCAAGGAATTGGAGTACCCCAACGGAGATCGGGTGCTTCCGCACGGGAACTTCACCGATTGGGCGTGCAAGAAGCATGGGTGGGGAGAACGTTATGTGCGTGAACACACCCTGATCTACAGGGTCAAGAGGGAGAAAGCGGTGTCGATTGACACCGTTTTGAAGAGAACCAAGAACTACTCTTGTAAGGCTATCTTGGCCGCCCTCCGAGGCAAACCCCAGGGCGAGAAGCGCCCGCCTAAGTGGTGGATCGTCACCGGTCGGCTGCCGATTGAGGCATGGCCGGAAGGTGCCGAGCCTACAGCCACCGACCTGCTGCCTTTGGTCCAGGACTGGAAGGTGAGACGTGGGTGAGTGGCTGACCAACATCGCCAGGGCCGGCTGCTTGGTGTGCTTGCTGTTGGCAACGTGGCTGTTGTGGTGCTACCTGCGCTGCTACCTGCGCTGCCGCCGGAGGTGGTGATGGGCGTCCGTTTCCACAACGCCCGCTTCCCCCGGTGGTCCGCGAAGGCTACCTGCGGTTCGCCTGGGCGCGCCGTGCGGCGACTGTTCCGACGCATCATCCGGGCGCGGCAGCGGGTGGCGCTGGGGCGAGACCCGGACGGCACGGAGGTCCGAGAGGAACACATGCTGAAACCCCTGTCGAGGTGGTACTGATGCCCGATCTGGTGAGCCGCCCATATCGCCCCGACCCGGCGCACTGCTGCGAAGCGTGCGTGTTTGGGCGGGTCAAGCACACCTGCGGAGTGGCAACTACTGGATGCTCCTCGCGCGCACAGGCCGGCGAGAGAGACGGGCACGCCCCGTCACCAGATCCCGAGCAGGACACTCCACCCTGCGGGGATGGCGGTAAAGAGTCCGCGACCGCCGGCCTCAGACCAATCGGCACCCGCTTCACCGTTGTGTGGCCACCGGGTGAGATAGAGACCGACGAGCGCGGGGTTCTGGCAACCTACGAGGTGGTAGCTCATGACCGCTGCCGATCCGGGGCGGGCCGCGAGTTAGTAGAGCGACTGGAGTGCGTGGGATGGGAACCGATTACGCCGCCGTAGCTCAGTTGGTAGAGCGGGTGCCTCGTAAGCACTCGGTCCCCCGTTCGATTCGGGGCGGCGGCTCCAGGGTATGACCGAGGCCGAACTCGCGCGCATTTTGGTGAAGTGGCTCCAGGCCGACGAGTGGGAAGTGTTTCAGGAGGTCCAACCGATGCGGGGCGCTCATGTCGCTGATGTTGTGGCGCGCCGAGATCGACTACTGTGGGTGATCGAATGTAAGACAGTCTTCGGCCTCAAGGTGATCGAGCAGGCTGTCGGCTGGCTGGGATTTGCCCATTTCATCTCCGTGGCGGTTCCCCGAACCACGGGCTTTGCAAACCACGTGTGCAGGAGTTACGGCGTCGGCGTTCTCTCTGTCGGCCCCACGGTGTCGATAGATGTGGAGGCACCGTTAAACCGCAGAATTGTGACGTACTACTTAGGGGACGCGCTCCGCGATGAGCAGAAGACCTTCGCCGAAGCGGGCAACCGGAGCAGCGAGCGCTGGACACCGTATCAGCAAACGTGCCGGGCGTTGCGGTCCATCGTCGAGGCGGAACCGGGGATCGGGCTGAAGAGCGCGATAGACAAGTTGCACCACCACTATGCCAGCAACGTTAGCGCGCGATGTTCGCTGACGAAGTGGATCGACGCGGGCAAAATTAGGGGTGTGGGCATCATACGCGAAGGGCGAGCCATAAAACTCTATCCCAGCGTTTGTCAGACCGGCTTAGGGGCCGTAGGCTAAGGGTCAGGCCACCGGGCCTTCAACCCGAGGATGGCGGTTCAACTCCGCCCGGCCCTACCAACGTAGAAGGTTGAAACAGAAGGAGAAGTAAACGTGGAATCACCACAGAACAACGAAACCATGCCGCTGACTGACGGCTTCACTTTCACCCCGGTCTTCAGGGGCCGCCGTGTACGTATGCGGTTGAGCGCCGAAGACGACAAGCGGATTGACGGTCGAGGGCCCGGACCGCGCGGCGTGGTGACCGACCTCGATACCGGCAAACGGTATCGGGTTTACGGCAAGCGCTGTAGCCTGCCCAAGTGCTACTGCGACGCAAAGATCACAAGATTTCGCGCCGCCCCCGGCGGTTAGCATCGGGGATCGGTAGCTCAACGGTAGAGCGCCGGGCTGTGGCCCCGAAGATGCCGGTTCGACTCCGGCCCGACCCTCCATGCGGCAACTTCCCGGATGAGTGCCCATTGAACCCCTAACCCCTGCCGAAGCCGCGCGCATGGCGCGCAAGTTCTCGGACCTTGAGGCGTTCTGCCGAGGTCTTGACATTCGCCACAAGGACGGGACCACCACTGCGATGAACTGGTGGCCCAGCCAGGCGAAACTGGCGGCGGCCATCCGCAAACAGGAGCAGGCCGGCAAGCCTGTCCGAGTCGTTGGGCTGAAATCGCGGCGCGTTGGGTGGTCGGCGCTCGCCAGCGCCTACCTGTTCCGCAAGACCGCTTTCCTGCCGGGGCAGTCAAGTTGGGTTTTCGCCCACGTTCACTCGTCCTGCCAGGACATCTTCGGGTACTACGACGGGTTCGATCAGTCCTACCGGGGCGAAATCCAGAAGGTTCCCACCACCCGGAAGTTGAAGCCCAGTCAGTCGAGTCCCGGCCGGCTGGAGTTTGGGGCGCAGCCGGGGGGCAGCTACATTCAGACCGCCACCGCGGGAAACGTGGACGTGGGGCGGTCTACCTCGATCCGGCATCTCGTTCTCGACGAGTACGCCTTCTACCGGGATGCCCCGTCGCTTTCCACCGGCGTGCTCCAGTGCGTGCCCGAAGACCCGGACACCACGATCATCGTGCTCAGCACGGCGAACGGAGTGGGTGGGCCGTTCTACGACCTCTGGCGGCGCACGGTCGAGGGGTCAACCGACTGGGTGGCGGTGTTCTTCGCTTGGTGGGAGCACCACGAGTACCAGCGGGCCTTCTCAGACCCGCTGGAGGCGTCGCGCTTCCAGGACACACTGACGCGCGAGGAGGGCGACCTTCAAAAGCTCCACAACCTGACCCTGGAGCAGTTGCACTGGCGCCGGTGGGCCATCGCCAACAAGTGCGAAGGCAGCACCACCCGGTTCCACCAGGAGTACCCCAGCACGCCGGAGGAAGCGTTCATCACCTCCGGGCGGCCCCGGTTCGACCTGTCTGTGCTTGCGCGCCAGCCGATCATCCGGGAGCCGCTGGTGGGCGAGTTGACCCGGCAGCGCATCGGGGTGCGTGAGATTCCGGTGTTCGGGCCGCGGGCTGATGGCTTGGGGGCCATGCGGCTCTTCAAGAGGCCAGCGGAGGGGCACGGCTACGTCCTGGGTGCGGACCCGTCGCAGGGTATCGACGTGGGCGAGGAGACTGGGACTTCGGACCCGGACTTCTCGGTTGCGTGCGTACTCGACGCCGACACCGGCGAACAGGTGGCGGTCGTGCGCGAGCGATTCACCCCGACGGTCTTCGGGGAGTACGTCTGCGCGCTCGCCGAATGGTACAACTGGGCTTTCGTTGTACCTGAAGCCGTGGACCCGTCGCTGGTACAGGAAATCCTGCGGTTCCAATACCCCATCGGCAAGGTCTACGTGCGGCACAGGCTGGCCGATGAACGCGCCCTGCCTTCGCTCCAGCACGTCGGCTTCAAGACCACCACGATTGCCCGGCAGCAGTTGATTTCCGGCCTGGAGCGCGCCCTGTTCGACAACTCGGTGTTCCTGCATGATGCCGTGACCCAGCAGGAGCTCCACACGTTTGTCTACAAGGCCAACGGGCGTGTCGAGCACCAGACCGGATGCCATGACGACTGCGTGATCGCCCTGGCGCTCGCAGTGGTTGGGCTGGAGGCCACCCCGAGGGTGGTTCCGCCCAAACGCACGCAGCCAATCGTCCGTTATGGGCGAACCGGCTGTAAGCGGGGGCAATTTGGTAGGTGATGACTGTTGTTTACCGGGTGGATGAAGGCATGGTGGTAGCGTTGCACGAACCCGCGCCGCATTCTCTCCGCCCGGTAAACGTGTACCCCCTTGGCAATTACTGGATTGATGCACCTCAAGCTGACCGATGCGGAGTTGACCCGGCTAGGTAACCGCGTCGAGGAGGACATCCGGGGCGCCCGTGACGACCACAACGCGCGCATCGAGCGCTTCCGGCGCTACCACCAGATGTGGCGGAACAGGGTGGAGGCCCCCGCCGCGAACGAGACCGGCAACCCGAACTTCAGCGTGCCTCTGCTTCAGTGGCAGGTCTACTCGAAGTTGGCCACCGAGATGAACGCCCTGTTTGGCGACGACGCTGAGATTGTGGCTGTTCCCACGGGACCGTCAGACCAGCGCACGGTCCACAAGATCGGGCGGTACATGACTTGGCGCGTCTTCGCCTCCATGAAGATCGTCAACACCCTGACGGCCTTCGACTTTCGGAAGCTCTTGTATGGCCGGACCCACGCTTACACGCCCTGGGTGAAGGAGACCTACCTGACGCCCGATGGCGAAGAGGTCTGGTACGAGGGTCCGGGGTTCTTCCCGCTTCGGCCCGATGACCTGATCGTGCCGGCGGAGACCAAAGACAGCATCCAGGACTTCAGCTTTGTCGTGCGCCAGTATCGTATCAGCCCGCAGGAACTACTGGACGGTGAGCGGGCGGGGCGCTACTTTGGGATCAGGGAGAACTTCCAGCAGATCCTCGACTACGCGCGGCGCGCCCCGGAACGAGAAGCGGAGGGCCAGGAAATCCGGGCGGAGGAGGATCTGGCGGAGGGGGTGAACTACGAGGGCGGGCTGGCGCGGCGCGATTCGCTGTTGTGCTACGAGTGGCACGGACGCTGGCGACTGCCGAAGGGTACGACCGATTCAGGTGAGGACGATCTGCGCCAAAGGGAGGAGCACGAGACCGAACTGGTGGTGCGATACCTGCCGGATCTCCACAAGGTAGTGGGTGTCCTCCGGCTGATCGACCTCTACCCGCGGATGCGCAATCGGCGCCCGTTCGTGGAGGCGTCGCTAGTGAAGGACGGGTCCTACTGGTCCCCCGGGTTTGGGGAACTGCTGGAGAGCATCCAGGATGAGGCCACCGCGAATCACCGACTGTTCACAAAGGCGGGCTGGTTCAGCGTGGGTCCGCTGGTGTTTTACCGGCCCGGCAGCGGGTTCGACCCGGAGACATTCAAGTACGAGCCGTTGAGCGCGGTGGCGAGCGAGAACCCCGGCGATGTCAACGTGGTGCGGATGTCCGCAGACCTCCAGTACCCCCTGGCGAAGGAACAGGGCCTCAAGGGTTACGCCGAGATGGTGACCGGAATCTCGGATCAGACGATGGGCCGGGCGATTGACCGCCCCAACGCGCCCCGTACCGCCTCTGGTCAACTCGCCCTGATCCAGCAGGGTAACATCCGGGCCAGCTTGGACACACTCAGTCTGCGAGAGGATTTCGGGGCCATCGCCTCCCACCTGTGGATGCTGGACACCCAGTTTGCCCCGGAGTCGCAGTTCTTCCGGGTGACGGAAGAGGACGCGCAGGGGCTATTCGAGACGGCGCGGGGCGGCTCGACGATTACCGGGCCGGAGCGCGGTGGCCGGTACGACTTCACCATCAAGTTCGCCACGTCGTACTGGAGCCGGGAGGCGGAGAAGGAGCGGGCGCTGACCCGCTACCAGCTTAACCTCGCCAATCCGCTCATCGTTACGAACCCGAAGGCGCTCTGGAAGGTGACCAACGACGTTCATAAGGCCCTCGGGGACGACAACTTCGCGCGGGTGGTGCCTGAGCCACCGGACCTCGATCTGCCCCGGCGCCCCGCAGAGGAGTGGAACCTGTGTCTCCAGGGCGAGGATTTCACTCCGAACCCGATGGACAACGACGACCTGCACCTGATGGACCACCAGCGGCGCGTTCGGGAGGCGCAGGGTGACCCGCAGGGCGACATGGACGCGGTGGCGCGCATGATCGTCCACATCGACGAGCAGGTGAAGCAGAAGCAACAGAAAATGCTCATGGCGGCGCTCACGCAGAGCCTCGCCAAGCAGATTTCCCAGCAGGCCGGCGCGATGCCAGGGGCGACAGTGGCCGCAAGTCCCATCCCTGCTGGTGCTGGCAGTCCCGGCGGTGGGGCAGAAGCGACCGGACCGGGACTGCCCAATCCACTGGAGGTGCCTGGTGCCTTGGCAACCCCGTGATGCGAAACGCCACACCAAAAAGGCCGACACGCCGAAGGAACAGCGGATGTGGTCGAAGATCGCCAACGACATGCTGGCCGGCGGCGCGTCTGAGGGTAAGGCTATCCGTGTCGCCAGTGGTGTGGTGAAGAAGAGAGGAAAGCGTTGAGCGGCGAAGCCGACAAGCAGCACGAGCGGGACGAGCTCGTTCGGTTGCTCGCCAGCGAGGGCTGGGATCTCGTGGTCGGCAGGATTCGACAGATGCGGGAACGCAAGTTTCGGGAACTTTTGGACAACATCACCCCGCAGGAGACAGACCGGGTCCGCGGATTCATTCAGGGCCTGGAGTGTTGCCTTCGCGTTCCGGCCATTCTACTCGACGAGCGCCCGCCCACGTCTACGGCGAAATGAGCCCGCCTCCCGTCATTTTGCTGGTCCGCTGCCACTACTGCTCGAAGCAACGCTGGCCCCACGAAATCATCAGGATGCCGAAGGGCCATCGGTGCTGTCTCCCGTGCTACGAGTGGCACCGGGCGGCCATCGACATGCTCAGCCGGGGCACCCCCCCGAAGGGGTGCCAGGAGTGCGGGGTGACGTTCAAGGCTCTGGAAGAACGCCCCGGAGATGGCAATACACGTATGATGCTTCACCAGAAGGACGGGATCTACCAGGTGCTCTGCCCGGCCTGTTCGGATCGGTACGTGGTGCAGCGGCGGGACTTGTACGGGCGAACGATTTACGGCCACACGAGGGGCCTACGGTGAGCGAGTACGCGAAAAAGGACGACGGCGAGGGCCTGGACGAGCTTCAGGGGCAGCCTGCCCCGGACGGTGACGTCGGCGAGGGCGAAGGCGGCGAGGGAGGCAAACCCGAGAAGAAGGCTGCAAAACCTTCCGACGAGGTGAAGCTGAGCAAGAAGGAGTACGAGGCGCTTCAGAAGCGGGTGGCGGAAGCGGACGAGACCGCGCGGTACTGGGCGGAGCGGGCGAAGCCACCCGAGAAAGCCGAGAAACCGGAGGACGAGGAGAAGGCGGCGGACGAACCCGAAGACGACGGGGATGTGGACAAGTTCGTAACCGACCTGACCAAGAGCGGCCTGAAGGCCTTGGTGAACCGGGGGGTGCTGACCAAGAAGGAAGCGACCGAAATCATCCAACGGGAGGCCCGGAAGGTCACCAAGGAGTTGGTGGCCGCCGAGGTCAAGCGGGTCAGCACGGACGCGGAGTTGGTTCGGCAGTTCCCGGACCTTCAGAACCGCGAGTCTGAGCACTTCAAGCGCACCAGCTCGATCTACCGGGAGATGGTCGAGCAGGACGAAACCCTGAAGCGGTCCCCGCAGGCGCTGTTCTTGGCGGCACGGGCAGCCAAGGCGGAACTGGCGGCAGAGAAGCCGAAGGGGGACAGCGGTCGGGATGCTCGGATCAGGGCGCAGGCGGGCGACCGGGGCGGCGGCAGATCCCACGAGGAAGGGGACGACGACACCTCGCTCGGCCCGGAGGCTCAAGCGGTGATTGCGGCGTTCAAGATCGACGAGAAGGGCTACCGTCGGCACATGGAGAGGAGTCGGTGATGGCGAAAGAGAAGATCACGGTGGCCGGCGGAGTCGGGGAGTCCGAGCCGTTTATCGCCCCTTCGGGGGCGTTCCCTGAGAACCCCACCCTCGACTGCCACGTGGCCGGGGTGCTGGTGCGTGAGTTACCGCAGACTGTTCAGGACAAGATCCTGTACGCTCAGACCGATGAGGGCCTGGCCGAATCAGACGAAGGCAAGGTGCCAGCCGGGACTGCGGCGCGGGTGACCGTCAGCCCGCTGGCCAAGGCCATCCAGGAGCGCAGGGATGACCAATTGGAGCGGGGCATGGAGCCGTGGGAGGCCCGGGACCCGCTGAAGGAAGTGGCCGACAAACATGTCGGCCCAGGGATGCGACCGAAGTTTCTGTCCGACTTCCGCAATCGGGAGAGCGGCACCAGGGGCTTCGAGGTCGTGAAGGACGGACGCGGCGATCCGGTGAGGTGCGGCACGCTTGTGCTCGGGCAGATGCCCGAGGAGCGCGCAAAGAAGCGCAACGAGTATTTCCGCAAACTGTCTTCGGACGCCGTGGCGCAGGTTGAGAAAGAGTTCAGAGAGACGCAGGACCGGGCCAGGCGTGAGGCGGGCGCCTAAGCTCTCCTCCATCGGCTCGTAGGCCCAGTAAGACCCGAGGGCCAATAGGTCGTCTCGAATCGAGGGTCGTAGCAACACGACCCGGCGCGCTGAGGCGCGTCGGATTCGGGAGGACCACATGCCTAACACGGACAACCCCCATGGCTTGAGATGCCTGGGGCGCAACGTGGTCGGCGGGTTCATCGAAGTCGAACTGATGCAGAAGGCGGCTGGTTCTGCCGCCGCTCTCTTCATCCAGGACGCGGTGGCCCGGCTGGACACGGGATACCTGGGCCGATCGGCGGACATCACTCCGGGAACCACGCTGTACGACGGCGTAAACCTGAGTTACGGCGCCGCATCGACCCCCACCGATCACCTTGTCATTGTTGACCCCTTCGCCTTGTTTGAGGCGCAGGACAACAACGACCTAGACGGGTTCGCGTTCGCGGACACGGGACTCAACTCCAATCTCCAACTCAACGCCGGCAGCGCGACTACGCTGCTGAGCGGGCACGAACTCCACGAGGGGACAGCCGCTGTCACCGCCACTCTGGACGTTCACCTGCACAAGAAGTTGGACGTGCCGGACAACGCATACGGCTCTTTCTGCCGGATGATCGTCACCTTCAACAAGCATCGGCGCACCACGGGCGTCGCGGG